TTCCTCTGTTAATACATTAAATTTTGAAATTCTCGTTTTTCCACTGCCCAACGTGGGGCAGTCCTCGGAACAGGGCGCAGACACCAACCGACTGAACGCCCAACCAAAGCCAAACCCCACGAACGGCAATAATAAATTACAAACCATGCCCGCAAAGCCATTCAAGGAAATACGCCTGCACCCTGAGCAGCCCGACTGCTGCAACGAGTGTCCACTGCTCGGACTCATACCCGAGTCGGAGCGAGAGTTCGGGAGCCAGGAGACACTGGTGTGCCTGGGCACCCGTCACGCCATGAACGCCCGCATTGCCCGCTCGCGTGCCAGCGCCCACGATACCAAGCACCCACTGAAGCGGTGGTGCGATGACGAGTGGGAGCGATGGCAGGAGGAGCCGTACTTCGGCAAGTTGCCGGTGCGCAAGATAGACGTCAGCCGCTACCGCGACCCGTGGGAGCGTTCGCAACAGTTACCCATAATTTTCCACCGTGGACGCAAACAAAAAGAGAAATGATAAAAGTAAAGAACAACGAAGGAACCTACTACATCAACGAGAGGCAGTATTCATTCATCGAGGACACTATGCACGAAGACGGTGACCGCATTGTGATTTGTGCAGACTGGCACAAGGGCAACCTGAAGGAAGCGAGCAAGGGTCTTTGTATCCGAAATGTTGAGAGCGTAGAGGTGACAGACCGAGTGTTTCACAAGGTCGAAAGCGATAAACAATCTCACTACATGAAAATATAAAATACAACCGATTATGGCAAAACCAAAGACCGCAAGCACATACTCCTCGGAACTGAAGCGCATGATAAAGGAACGCACGGGTGCCGACATGGAGGCGTGGCTCATGCCCCAGGTGAGGGCCACGGCATCCAATATGGTCATCCTGGACAAGATACAGGTGGAACTGGAGGGGGTGAAGTCGTTCGTGTCGGTAGTTGACGGCAGCACGGGTCAGAAGAAGAGCGAAGTGTCGCCCCTGCTTCCGCATTACGACAAACTCCAGCGCACGCTGCTCATGCAGTTCGAGGCGCTGGGGCTGAACTATTCCACCACCCCGTCGAAGGTGAAGGAAGACACCCGCAAGGGAGTGGACGAGAAAGACCCAATGGTTCGATATTACGAAACAAAGAAGACATAAATGGCCGAACAACTGACACTATTCAAGGACGAACTGCCCAAGCGCCCGCCGGTGAGGAAGCCGTCGGGAGGAAGTGCAAACCCGATCGTGTTTCGCGACTACGATTCGTATGTGGCGAAGTTCATCGACAATGAGAAGACGACAGACGACACCTACACGCCGCGCGATGTGTTCGACGCTGTGGTGAAGTATGTGGGCACTGTGGTGGACATGAAGGACAAACTCATCCTGCGCCCATTCTATCCGGGTGGAGACTATGAGAACGCCGACTACCCCGAGAGCGGGGTGGTCATAGACAACCCGCCCTTCTCCATGTTCACGAAGATTTGCGCATTCTATTCCGCCTACGGCATCCCGTTCTTCCTGTTTGGTCCGGGTCTGACCATTGCCAGCTGCTGCAAGTATTGCACGGCGGTCATCATCTCGGAGCAGATAACCTTCGACAACGGGGCGAAGATAAAGTGTAATTTCGCAAGCAACCTATACGGCGACACACTCATCACCACCGCCCCATTGCTCGACCAACTGCTCAAGGCGTGCCCAAGTCAGGACACGAAGGTGAACCTGCCGAAATACGAATACCCCGAGAACATACTCAGCGTCTCAGACATGCAAACGATATGTCGTGGGGGTATCCCTTTCGCAGTTTCGCGGCATGATGCCGCAGTGGTCCGCGACTTAGACCTCCACCCCAAAGGTGGGGGTCTATTCGGGGACCATTTCTTGCTCTCTGCCGCCAAGGCTGCCGCCAAGGCTGCCGCCAAGGCTGCCGCCAAGGCGTCAGCCATTAACATAATACCAATACAACTATCACCCCGTGAGCGCCGCATCGTGGAGCGCCTGGGAGAAAAACAAAGCGAAGCATGCAACTACCTTTGACACCGACGAAGGGGAGATATGGGTTCATCCAAGACCATATCGAAAAACGGATTGTTTTTTAGTGTATAAAAATTAGTTATGAATAAAGCGTGTAAGAATTGTGAACATATGAGGTACATACCGAGAGAGAAACCCTATGGTATGGGTTTCCATTGGTGTGATAAATATGAGGATGCTATTACCGAGGTGAAATACTGCGAGAAAAGAACAAGAAAAAGCATAACATGACCAAAGAAGAAAAACAACGGGTGCACGATGTGCTGGCGGAAATGCTGCCGAAGCAATGGTGCGACGTGCTGAGCATAGAGGACAGGCTGTGCGTGTACCTGGAGGGACTGGTGAACAGTCCCGAGGAGCACAACGCCTACGAACTGCTGGGCGCGGTGAAGTTCCTGCGCCTGCTGCGCACCTACGAAGTGGACCGCGAGGCATTCCGCGACGTGGTGATGAAATACGAGGGCGAATGGGAAGAGAGGAACGGAGCGTGGCGCCATGTGGACGGAGGACTGAAACACCCCGGCAACACCGGGCCGACATACTACCGGCTGCAACCCTTCCAAGTGTTCGTGCTTGCCTCGATGTTCGCCATGCGGGCATGGGTTAGCACGGAGGTGAGAGTGGGCACGCGCCCACTGCTGCCCACAGAACGCGAGGGCGAGGATGGCTACATCTACGACCTGCGCCGCCTGTGCACGGAGTTCACCTTCTACACCCCACGAAAGACAGCCAAGACGCAGCTCTCGGCCTTCATTCAGTTTTGGTTCTTTATGTCCGGCGATGAAAACGCCGAGTGCTACTGCTGCGCGAATGCTTCATCTCAAAGCGCCATACTTTTTAACAGGTCGAAGGACCTAATCCGGCAGATGGACCCCCACGAGCGGCGCATACGCTTCACCGCCTCGCAGGTGAACTGGAAGCCTGGCCAATTCAGATCGGCATCGCTGACTGCCCTCTCGGCTGGCGGCAAGACGAAGGACGGACTGTTTGCGCAGTTGTGCTCGGCCGACGAGTTCGGCAGCGCGGCCTACGTGAACGGAGCAAGCGACATGGGAAAGTTGGTGAGCGTGGTGGAGTCCTCAATGGGACCACGGCGCGAGCCCATGACCTTCATCTCCACCACAGCCGGCATCATACGCGAGGGACCCTTCATCGACAAACTGCGCGGCATGAAGCGACTGCTGGAGGCAGAACTTGACCCCAACGCAGCCCACGAACTGAGCACCGACCGCCAGGCGTGCCTGCTGCTGGAGCCCGACGAGTGGGAACAGCAAGACGAAGAAGTGCTGCTCACCTCGAAACTGGTGCGCCGCAAGGTGAACCCCATGCTGGGCATCATTGTGCAGCACTCGTTCTACGATGACGAGATAGCAAAGGCGCGGCAGAACCCCGAGAAGAAGAACGAGGTGGTGTCGAAGTTGTTCAACGTCTACCAAACGGGGCGCGTGCAAGAATGGGTGAAGCCCGAAGAGGTGCGCGCCATCCAGGTGGAGCGACGCATCGACGACTGCACGGCAGCCGAAGGTTGGCTCACCTTCACCGGCATGGACTTCTCGAAGGGTGACGACCTGAACGGCTGCGCCTTCCTCAGTTACAACCCCAACACGGGCGAGTTCTTCGGAGACATGGATGTGTATGTGAGCGAAGAGGCCGTCAACCAGTCGCCCATCCGCGAGCTGTGGCAGAGGTGGGCCTCCGAAGGTTGGGTGACCATAGTGCCCGGCAAGACCTTCGACCCCTCGTGGCCCGTGAACCGCATCATGCAACTGCACCAGCGGGGCGTGGACTTCATCACATTCGGGTATGACCCATACAACGCCAAGACGGTGGTCAACGCCATGACGCAGTGGGTCTTCGACATGGGAGCCGACCCCAAGCAAGTGGTGGTGCCCGTGCGGCAGAACTTCGCCACCTATTCGCCCGCCGTGAAGGAGTTCGACTATATGGTGAAGCGCAGCCGAGACGACGGAGCGGGGCATCGCATTGCCGACCCGCTCGTCCACTTGTCGAAGAACCCCCTGTGGCCGTACTGCTTTGGCTGCGTCATGCTTCAGGAAAGCAACGACGGCATGGGCAACCTCAAACCCGTGAAGCGCGACAACGGAGCCGCCACGAAGGTCGACCCCGTGCAGATGCTGCTCTCGGCACTCATATTGTATGACGCAGCGGAAAGTCAAATCAACTAAAAACGACAAAGACATGGAACAATTCCCCGGACCAATACGGAAGAAATGGATAACTAAGGAAAGAAAGAGCGACGCCAAGCGCAAGGGAGTGGTCAAGAGCGAGTGCCTGGTGCTGAACAGGGCGCAGCGCGCATGGCTGCGCCAGTGGTTCCCCACGGTGGAGAACCGCATCCTGCAACAAGAGATGGGCATCAGCCACTCGTCGCTCCACCGCCTCGCGCGTCGGTTGAAACTGACCAAGAGCGCGGAAGGGATGCACGGCATCCTCAGTCGGAAGGCAAAGGAAGTGGTGAAGCAACTGGAAGCCAGCGGCTACTACGAAAGCCTGCGAGGACGGGGGGCATCGCCCCGTTCGCTCGAAGGGACGGCGCGCATGTGGGAGGAGATAAGAGCTGGCAAGAGAGAAATGCCGCTGGACATACTGAAGCGAAGAGACCCCGACAAGTATGCCAACCGCGCGCGGCGCATAGGCGAGGCGCACCGCGCCATGATACGGAGGGAACGGATGCGAATTGCGTGCGGACTGCCGCGCAAGACCAAACTGCGCACAGTGGTGGAGAACCCCTACACATCGCGCCAGCGCAACCACCGCTACCACGCCCTGAAGCATGGGTACTTCGTCATGAAGGACTGCACGGAGGCGAGTGGCGAACGCTACAACATATACTACGACCAGGACACGCAGCGCAGCGAACGGCTGGAGCGCAACCTCATTGCGGACGGCTTCCACCTGCGCGAGTGGACTGCATAATGTTAAACCCATAAAATTAAAAGACTATGACAAGAGAAGAAGTTACAAAGTTTTGGACGGATGTAACCGCCGTTGTATTGACTGCATTTGCCGACGTTTCCGACGAATTGGCGGACCGCATTAAAGAGGCAAAAGGGGAACCCTCCGAAGAGCAAAATGACGCATTTTGCGATATTGTGGACACCATTGTCGAAAATATAGTGAGCCGCATGAGTGACGAAGACTTATCCGAAATGTAGGGAGTATGAAGACACGCATTTATCTCAGTGGAAAGATGACCGGCCTCACACGCGAGGAGGTCATGTACAGATTTGCGAAGGCAGAGATGGAGCTCCGACACGAAACGGGAGCCACCATTGTGAACCCCTGCCGCGTGTGGGCATTCCGTTGCCCCAGGTTCTACCGCATCATGGAGTGGCTGTTCGGCAAGTCCAACGCCTACACCCTGGTGCTGCTGTATGACTTGTGGCTGCTCTCGCGCTGCCAGCGTGTCCACCTCATTGGTCCCGACTGGCAGACCAGTCGCGGGGCAGTGACCGAGGCACACTTTGCGCAGGCCGCCCGTATGGTGGTCACGATGGAAATCTACGACAAGAACCGAAAAAAGAAATAACAATGACCAAGAAGGAATTCTACGAAGAGGCGGTGCTCAGAGTGGCAGCCGCACTTGTGAAGGTGCTCGACGAGACCTCGGAGGGCATCCTCGACAACCCAGGTGCAAGGACCAAACTGGCGGACACAGCGCGCGAAGTGGCGCACGAACTGACGGCTGCCTGCTATGGAGCGGAACGACCCAAACCGAAGGTGGAGCCAGGCGACAATATGGAGTGGCACTCGATGGAGGAAGGCACCCCGCAGCAGCGCTCCATGTACCTAATCGCAGAGAACAGGAACGGCACGCCATTCTGCCGCATTGCGCAGTACGACCCCAGGCGCGACCTGTGGAGGCCGTGGGAGTCGCCCTTTCGTGGGGCTATGTCGCCAACCTACCTCGGAGAACCACTCACGGACGAGCAACTCTCATACGTTACGCACTGGATGCGCGTAATTGCGCCCGAAACCATCCAACCTGCGGACGAAGACTGACCGAAGCAAAGGCACCCACGTCGGGTGCCTTTCTTTGTTTCGATACGTCCATAAACGGGGCGAAATACACAAAAAAGCGGGCAAAATACTAAAAAGTTAAACAAAAATACAAAATAAATGAATAAAAATTTGCACAATTCGAAGAAACGTATTACCTTTGCAACAGATTCAAGAAACAAATAACAACTTAACAAGGGCGGCAACCTATAAGCGGCAACAAGAAAATGAAGACTTACACCAACGCAACGACAGCAGACCTCCGCAACAAGGTAAACGAATGGAAGGAAATGACCGAGTGCAACGAGCACAGCGACCTCCTCTGCGACATGGCGATTTTCTTTGAAATGGGCAGCGAGTATGTGAACTACTTCTTCGACCTCTCCATGAAGAACGGACTAACACTGGACGAGTGCAACGCACGATACGAAAAGAAAAAGGAAATGCTCGAAGGTATCAGAACACAGCACGGAGAAATGGTCTACAACTTTATATTAAAAGCATTCTAAAAACAACCGGGGGAGGGGAAACCCTCCCCACCATAACAAACAAACAACAAAAACACCGGCGGCAACGGGTAACAGCGGCACAAAAGAAATGAAGTATTTCGTATTTAAGGTCGAGGGCATAAGCGACTACGAGGTCGTAACCAGTGAAAGCATGGAGCAGGCAGAGAAAGAAACGGGCCGCAAGTGCGTGGCCGCCTTCATGTACAAGGAAGACGCCGATGGCTTCGTATATGAATATAACAATATGTGGAGATAAAACAAAGGCACAAGACCATGAACACCCAAGACACAAACACCACGCACCGCTTCATCGTAAGCGAGCAGGCCGACATCATAGACAAGAATGGCCAGTGGTCCGGAGTTAGGGAAATAAGCGTGCCATTAAACATCGAGGGCGGCAAGCGCCCCAACCGCGCCAGCTTCCTCGAATGGTTGCAGACTGTGTTCCCCCTGTGCGACTGGCAAGCCGACGACGGCACGGACTGGGACGAAGACGCCGCCACCGATTACTGCCAATACGTGGCAAATATAGACGACGCCGACGCGTCGCACATATACCTCGCAGTATATAACGCAATTAAAACAAATTAAAGACGGAACAATGACAGAAGAACGGAAACAAATGACGCGCGACAAGATAGGCGCGCGTGTGCTCGCCCTGCGGAAGTTGGCGGGGCTGAGCCAGGAAGAACTGGCCGCGCGCTCGGGATTGCAGCGCACCCACATCTCGCGCATAGAGATGGGAAAGTACACGGTAACGCTGGACACACTCCAGGCAATAGCGGAAGCGCTGGGCATGACGGTGGACATCATCGACCCCAAACTTGCGGACCTCGCGCCGCTGAAGACACTCTAAAACACAACCAGGGGAGGGGCAACCCTCCCCGACATAACAAACAAACAACCAAAACACCGGCGGCAACGGATAACAGCGGCACAATACTATGAATAAGGCAAGAAGAAAAGAGATTGAGAAAATCTACGACGAACTTTGCGGACTTCAAGAGCGCATGCGCGAGTTGTCAGACGAAGAGCAAGAGGCATACGACAACCTGCCCGAAGGAATACAGGAAAGCGAAAGGGGAGAAGCCATGAGCGAATGCGCCTGGGAACTGGACTACATTACGACGGATTTAGAAGACTTGGCCAGCAGGCTGCTGGAAGTCACGGAACAATACTAACCGCAAACCACAAGCCAACCACAACCGCAGGGCACCCCACGAAGGGGTGCCTTTTTTGTTTTGGTAAACCTTCGGGCATGATGGGCGCGTATGGTATGAAAAGCACGACGATATTATGCGCCATGCTGGTGACGCTGGCGGGATGCAAGACGCACGAACGCATTGTGGAGGTGGAACGGGTACGGACCGACACCACCTACATCACGAAGCACCAGCGCGACAGCGTGTGGCTGCACGACAGCATCCACGTGAAGGACAAGGGCGACACGGTGACCATCGAGCGGTGGCACACCAAGTACATCGAACGCACAACACACGACACCATCTACCAAGCCACTCACGACACGCTGCCCCTGCCCTACCCGGTGGAGGTGGTGAAAAAGGTGGAGAAGCCACTCACATGGTGGCAGCGCATGAGGCTGCACGTGGCGAACATCGTCCTGCTGCTGTTGGTCATCTATGGCGGCGCGAAGCTGTGGAAGTTGTACCGACGGTTGAAACCCTGAAGCGGCTGTTCTTTCATTGTTTGTTTTGTCATGATATTTTTGCCCCTGGTCACGAGTTGGCCGGGGGATTTTCGTGGCAAAAAGTAATAATTTTATATTATCTAAATGCGAAAATCGCATATTTTGAGAGGAGGTAAACCCAGCGCACAATGTGGGGCGATATGTAGAAATAACTGCGAACACATGAACATACCATTCGAGGACATATCGACCATCCTGGCGCTCTTCGTGAGCGGTGGGGGGTTGGGCGTGTTAATAACATGGCGCTACAAACTGCGCCAAGAGAAGGCAACAACCCATCAGGCAGAGGCCGAGGCCATGAGCGCCGAGAACAATGCAACAAAGGAAGTGCAGGACATATACCAGGAACTCATCGAGGACATCAAGCGCGACCGCGACGAGCAGAAGGCATACATCACGGAGTTGAAAGACGACCGCCAGCATCTACGGCTGGAGCGCGACGAACTGCGCGACCGCATAGACGAAACGGACAAGCGCGTGCGCGAACTTCAAGTACAAGTAACCAAGAACGAGAAGATGGTGGAGAGCATGCGCCCTTTTATGTGTGGCCGCATGGGTTGCCCCAATCGCACGCTCGTGCTCATATCGGCCGACGGGGAATGTAAGCCCACGAAGTCAAAACCCAAACCCGAAATAAAATGACTATCTCACTAAAACAAGGCAGCAAGGGCGGCGCGGTGAAGCTCGCCCAGCGACTGCTCCATCTGTATCAGGATGGCATCTACGGCCCCGCCACTGCGGAAGCCGTGCGCGAGTTCCAAAAGACCAACGGACTGAAGGCCGACGGGGTGATAGGTCCCAGCACCTGGGCACGCCTCGTGGGGTTCCTGTTGTTACCCTCGAAGCGAGTCATCACGGAGATAATAGTGCATTGCACCGCCACGCCAGCCGGCAAGGACTACACCGTGGACGACATCACGCGCTGGCACAAGCAACAAGGCTGGAGCACCATCGGCTACCATTACGTGGTGTACCGCGACGGCACCATCCACACGGGGCGCGACGTGGACACCATCGGGGCACACTGCAACGGCCACAACGCCCACAGCATCGGCGTGGTGTACATAGGCGGCGTGCAGCGCGACGGGAAGACGCCCAGCGACACGCGCACATGGAAACAGCGCGAAGCTCTGAGCGACCTGCTCTTCGACCTCCACATCATGTACCCAGGCGCGAATGTCTACGGCCACCGCGACTTTGATAAGGGCAAGGCCTGCCCGTCGTTCGATGCCCGCAATGAATACAGCACACTCTTTTCCTCATAGTTTGAATGATTATTTTGGCGGTAAACCCTCGCAGTGATTGCGGGGGTTTAGTATGGGAAGACTCTCTGAATACATAAACGGCCCCAGCGGCTCGCGTACCGCGTTCCTGTCGGGAAGCGCTGGAGGAGGACAGGTGGAAGTCATCGGCGCAGAGCAAGTGAGCGCCATGATGGCGTCATTGTTGACCAACGAGCCCACAATGGACCGCATGGTGCGCCGTCTCATTGCGCAGAAAACGCGCGAAGCTCGCAACCGCGTGAGCCGCGACATGGCTGGGTACATCAAGGACGATCCCCGCAAGGCAGCGCGAGCCGTAAAGCACATGGTGTATAAGACGCTGTTCGGCTCCAACATCAGCATCCTGTCGAAGCGCAAGGCATCGAGCACGCGCGCGACGCTGAAGCGCGAGCGCAAGTTGGACGGCAACCCCAGGCAGTGGGGTGGCAACCGACGCCCACGCAGTCAGCGCACGGAACAGATGGACTCATACTTCGGAGCCGACCGTGGCTTCGTGCTGCGTTTCCTCAGTTCCGGCACCACGCAGAGGCAGACGCGCTTCGGAAATCGTGGCACCATTGCCGAGAGCGGCATGTTCGGGCGCATCGCACCCTGGCACATGGAGCAAGCCATCCAGGAGGTGAACGAGGCTATTGTAGAGTATATAAACAAACAGGCAAATGGCTAAGAATGATATTTTGGTTCGCTGGAAAGCGGACACCAGCAACTACGACGCGAACATAGCGAAGGCGCGGCGACAGCTCGACGGCTTTGCGAAGGACAACCTGTCGGCGGGTGGTGCCATGAAGCAGCTCACGCAGAGTGCCCTGGGCGCTGCGGCCAAGTTTGCGAGCTTTGGTGCTGCCATTGCTGGCGCTATGAAGGTGGCGAAGGATGCCTTCATGAGCAATGAGCAGCAGTTGGACGAGTGGAACCGCACCATTGAGTCATCGAAAAGCGTTTACAATGGTTTCCTCGACGCGCTGAACACGGGGGACATGAGTGGCTTCTTCCAAAACATTGACGACATCGTAGCGGCAGCCCGCCAGGCATACAATGCACTGGACGAACTTCAGACCTTCAACGCATTCAACCAGCGCAACGTGGCGCGCACACATCGCGAAATGACGGAGGCATTGGTGGCAGTTCGTGAGGGAACAGGCACAAAGGAACAGGCGAAGGCAGCCGCCAAAGCATACAAGGAACAACTGCGAGAGCGCCAGCGCCTGGAGTCGCAAGCGTACAAGGAATACGTCAACAAGTTGGCACAAGAGCGAGGCGTGAGCGGTGATGACCTTATGAAGGCGATGTCCGGCTCTTACGGTAATTATGCAGACTTAAAGGCCAAACCCTTGTCCGGGAAACGCACCACGGTCACTGGTTCCGCGCTTTGGGGCGGTCTTCAGTCCACCACGGAATCCTATGCAGTCAACGAGACCGAACGATTGGGCGAAGCACTTCGCCGTCTTAATGACACGGAACTCCAACAGTTGCAAGCACTCGGTGCCCAAGCCGACAAAACAGGCGATGAAATAGCACAAGTTGACCGCACACTCATGCGCTACATGGGGCGCAGCGGTTCGGGTTCTACCACGGGCAGAGGTGGTGGTCGAGGTTCGTCCGGCTTCTCCTCGTCCATCAAGGAGCCAGCACTGCTGACGGCAGCCTTCGAGGGAAGCATCCCAAGCATGCAGGAATTGCGCAAGCAGTTGGCAGCATTTAAGCAGGCGGCAGACAACGCCACCACATCATACGAACGCATCAACGCCGAAAGCGGCGCGGCACGAGTGGAGCAACAGATAGCCGCGCAGCCGCTCGCACTGAAGGCTGGCCTCGACATCGACACGGCTATGGCTGTGCAGGAACAATGGGAGGGCGGTCTGCGCGAACAAATAGAGGAGGCACTCAACGCCGACGCGCTGCGCCTGAAGGCATCGCTGGAAATAGACCCCGACCAACTGAAGGAGGTCACCACCGACGCGAAGAAGATGGGCGACAACTGGCAGGCAGCGGGGCAGGCCATCCAGGCAGTAGGCAGCGCCATGAACGCCATCGAAGACCCGGCCGCGAAGGTGGCGGGCACCATAGCCGAAGCCATAGCCAGCATCGCAATGGGTGCCGGTCAGGCCATCGCCAGCCACGGCGGACGAATGGAGAACGGAGGCCCCTGGGCGTGGATAGCATTCGCCGCAGCCACCACCGCCACCATGATAGCCACCATCGCATCCGTGCGCAAGGCCACGTCACACGCTGACGGCGGTATCATCCCCGGCAACAATCTGAGCGGGGACAACCGCCTCGCATGGGTCAACAGCGGCGAGGTGGTGCTCAATGCTGCGCAGTCCGACACGCTGGCAGCAAGGTTGCAAGGCGAGAATGGTGACTACCAGCCGCGCAATAGCTACATCAGCGGGGAGCAAATTGTAACAGTCGTTAACGCCTACGGCCGTCGCACTGGTCGCGGGGAAATACTGAGGTAACAATGACATCTAACATTTGGAATTTGGGCTGGACGATAACCACGAAGAGCCTGCACGGGCACCTGTATGTGGTGAATATCTACACGAAGGACGCGGTGTCCTCCGTCCAAGCACTCATACCAGCCGCCACCGCCTTCGAGTTCCAAACGGAGACAAGCGAGGACGTGCTTACGCCCGTAAGGGGAAGCACTGGTTACGTCCGTTATATATTCGACGGCAACACCTACGACGTGATGCCCGAAACGATGACGGACAGATATGTGGAGGTAACGCGCGACGGCGATGTGTTTTGGCAGGGATTCTTGAAGGCTGAGACCTTCGACGATGTGTACGACACCATCACGCACGAGGTGGCCATCCCATGCCATTCACTTCTCGACGCTTTGGCGTATGTCAATATCGACATCCCAGTGAGCGACCCCACGGCCGTCACCTTCAAGCGCATGGTCGTGGACGCATTCGACGCGCTTATGGGAGAGCAGACCACAATCCTGGATTATCTATTCTTCCCTCGCGCTGGCAGTGGTAGTACCTTCCACTTCCCGAGCAACGTCGAGCAATCATATGGCGATGTGCTGAGTGTTCCCCTGTGGTGCTATGGTTTTTGCGACTATGACGAGGAAAGCGCAGACGCAAACACAAACGGGTTTGTCGGTTGGTCGTGGCTGAAGGTGTTCGAGGAATACATGAAAATCCTCGGCACATCCATGCACGTCGCAGCCGGTAGTCTATACATGACCATCCCAACCGTGGAGGATGACTATTCGCGCTATTCGTGGGAGCGTATGCGGAACGGCGGCGCGTCTGTCAACGTGTACGGGCGCAAACTGAGCCTTCTCGACGAGGTTGCATTCGAGTCAACCAACAACACGACATCGGTAACGCCGCCCATGCACTCGGTGAAGTTTTCGCTCGGTTGCAGGTCGTTTGAGTATGGTGCCAAGTTCGACAAGGACAAGCTGTACGACACGGTAACGTATCAGACCTTTCCGCATGGCGACTATTACTACCAAGACGGGTACACGGGAAAAACATGGCAGCCGAACTTGTCACTGGTGCAAAATGTAGCATCCATTGCGGTGTTTGACGTTTGGAAGCAGTCGGAAGATGACGAGCACAAGACATATTCATGGAAATACGGCATACGAGTGGAGGGAAACACAGCAGCCAAGCCGCAGACACCATACAGGAGCGACTGCGTGGAGGCCTTCACCCTTACGGGCATAACTCCATTTAACGGTAAGGAGGGCGGCATTTTTGAGTCGGGCCTATTGATTAACGGCTCGGCCACAAAATGGCTGGTCCCCGACACATCGGCAAACCCGTACATCGTTGCATCGCTACACCTGTCAGGTTATTGGTGGGTAGGTGGTCGCTGGATGAGCGACGCCGAGGCTGCCTCCCTGGGAAATGAGCCGGTGTTCTTGCTCTACCTCGACGAAGGTGGAAAAATAAAGGACAACGCCAATTTGACAAGCGAAGACTACCTTCTCCACTCTGACAAGGGCGGCTACCTTATGCCGTTTGGTGCTCAGTATGGACTTACACCCACGGACATTGTTGGCGTTCCTGTTCTCAAAATATACGAGCCTTTCGGCTATCAGTCGGGCGAGTTCCAGGTAATAACCGACCTAAGCCTCGAATACACATCACAAGAACCATCGCAAAAAATAGAGTACGGAGTCAATTCAAGTTGGGCGGGGGCATGGCGTCATGTGCGATTTACGGGTGAGTTTTCGATAATAGCCAACGCGAAGGGGCAGGGCGAATACGAACTCGACCTAAATATCAGCAACGCGACAGCCAACCCAGGAATGGAATGGTATGCGCCGCCAGCTTATTTGGTGCTCGGCCCCTTTTATGCGTTTTCGATTTATGACAAACCGCTTAATCTCATAAAGGTTGGCAACGCATACGCCCCGGACGTGCTGCCGTATGACATACTGAAACGCGACGGCGTTCGGTATAGGATTTTATCCTACGGGATGAACACATACGACGACGAGGGAAAAGTTATACTATTTATCACAGATTTAGGGGAGGAATAACAAATGATATTACAAGGAAATAATCTCATCATCAAGGCCAACGGCACAGCGCTGGCCAAGTCGAAAACGTGCTCCATTGACATGGGCGTGGACACCTTCGAGGTAAGTTCACCAACGACAGGAACATGGAAGACCCACATGTGCAAGCGCAAGGGGTGGAACGTATCGTGCAACCACCTCGTGACGGTGGCGGGATGGGCCACCGAGTTGCTGAAGCTGGGCAACACGGTGACGCTCACCCTGGAGGTGAGGAACGGCGGCACAAATTACAACTTCGCGGGCTTCTACGCAGGCGCGGTGTCGAACAGCCGAACATATAACCCCACGGGCATATACTGGCATCCCACGCTGAAGATGTTCGTGGCGCTCAGCAACGACACATACTACAAGTATTGGGCATACCAAAACCCCAGCGCAGAGGCTGAGAAGTACTACACAATCCCGGACCAATTCGCCACATACGTGGACGTGAGCACGAGCAAGAGTTACGCAGTGGACACTGAGGGCGGCGGCATGGTGGAGCTGCGCGCATACAGCGGACAGGCCATCGTGGAAAGTGTGCAAGTGAACGCGCGGCGCGGAGCTCTCGCCAGCGGTGGCTTCAAGTTCCTGGGCACGGGAGAACTTGCGCTGGTGACAACTTAGAAACGACTACTTTCTTCCAGTTTCTTCACTTTGTTTTATGTTGTGGTAAACCCTCGCAGTGATTGCGGGGGTTTAGTGTAGACATAAACCAATTAAAGCATGGATAATTTTTTCGCACGATGGTTCCGGCGTGAGGCAATGCCCGGAGTGCCATCAACGACAAACCCGAACGACCCTTCAAACTCGCCCATCATAGCGAAGGGAGACTGGAAGGAACAGGTCGTTCTGCCCACGGGCAGGAAATCGCTCGTGGTGCCTGCGTGGTTTAGGGGCGTGAGCCTTATCATGCAGACGATGGGCCAAATGCGCGTGCAGTACCAGCGACTGAACGGCGAGGGCGGGAACTTCATCGAGGACCGCTACGGCGACGCGCGCAGGTTGAACTATCTGCTCCAGGTGCGCCCCAACCCGCTCATGACTGCCTCCCAAATGCAAGAGCAGATTGAGTTTCGCAAAATCTACTACGGCAACGCCTTCGTGTATATCGAGCGCAACGCATCGGGGTGGCCGGTGAACTTGTGGCTGTGCACGGGTGGAGGCTACGACCCCATCTCCAACACGTACACCCTCACCTACAACAGAGAAGGGCACCCCGCACTGGTTACCAACGCGCCCGCCGAGGACGTGCTGCACTACAAGAACATATTCCTCACGGACGACTACTACATGGGCGTGCCCACCATCGTCTACGCCATGAAGACGCTCTCCATCGCAGCCACTGCAGACGAGCAAAGCCTGAAGGACATGGCAAAGGGTGGTAAACACAAGGTCATCATACAGGAAGAGAAAGCGCCCACGCTGGGCATGCGAGGCAGGGCAGACCGCAAGGAACTGAAGCGCATGGCAGAACAGTTTGCCAGCGACTGGCAGAGCGGCGACTTCCTGTTGCTCGACAACGTGGCGGGCACTCAGATAATCAGTCAGACGGCCGCAGAGCTCCGAATACTGGAGAACCGAGGCTTCGAGGTGAACGACATCGCCCGTATCCTGGGCGTGCCCCGCATCATGATGATGGAAGATGCAGGCAGCAGCTACAAGATGCCCGAACACGCCACGCAGGAATTCCTGCTGCGCACCATACAGCCACGCATACGCGAATACGAGGACGAACTGAACTCGAAGATGCTCTCCGAGTACGACTTCGGCCGTCGCCGCATACATGTGTGCGAGCTGGCACTCCGTCGACTCGACGCGAAGGGTCAGGCCGAAATCGACAAGATGCACATGGAGACCGGCTGGAGCGTGAACGAAATCCGCAGCCAGTACGACCTGCCAAACATCGCAGAGGGCGATGCCCACTATGTAAGCACCAACCTGGCGGAAGTGGGCAGCGAGAAGCTGCGCAGCGCTGGCGGTCAGTCGGCACCCGCCACAACCGAAACCCCCACTGGAGAGGGGGAGGAAGGAGGTGAAGCATGAAATGGCTCACGCTTGACTACATCAAGGCGCACTCGCGCATCGACTTCAACTGCGAGGACGACCTGCTGACCCTGTACGGCGAAAGTGCCGAGGAGACGGTGCTCAATATCGTGGACAGGACATACGAAGACATTATCGCCATTAACGGCGAAATACCCGCGCCACTCTATCACGCAGCCCTCATGCTCGTGGAGGTGGCATACACCCAGCGCGCACCAATCAGTCAGACCAACCTCTACACGGTGCCATACACCTTCGACATGATAATAAAACCCTACATGAAACTTTCCGACCATGTGCAACAATAGCGAATACATACGGCGCGTCATAGGCGTGACGCGCACCTTCTACTGGACCATCACCACCGGCGGGGTGGACGTTGACCTCGAGGGCCGCAAACTTCGCCTGGTTATCATTGGAGCCAAAGGCGGCGAACAGGAGATGGAGTTCGCCACGGACGCCAACGTGCTGTCCTTCGTTTGGCAAGGCACAGCACAGACGCGCATCGACAAGTATAGCGTGGTGCTGTGGGAGAACTACGGCGAAGACAGCCAGCGCCGCGTGGACATCCACAACTTCGTGGAGTTGGTGCCCTGGTGCGCCGAGCAGTCGGGAGAATATCCCGACCTGACCGAGGAGACCATCGAGTTGGGCACCTCTGACTTTACCGACCAAAGCGGCGCGACTGTCGCCGTGGTGGACAGCCTCGACTCGCACAGCACCACGGCAGCCCTCTCTGCCAACATGGGCCGCGAGCTCAATGAGACGAAGCAGGGCAAGATAACGGCGAACGCTCCCGCATACTTGCAAAACGACACGCTGCGCCTGCGCATGCTGGCCATCGGAAACGACGTGATGGGCTTTGTTGGCACGCAAGTGTACCCCGAAGTGACGGAACAGTCGGGCAAGGATGCCATCATGCCAAGTATTAAGGCTATCGAGGACCACATTGTGACGCCATTGCAGTCGGCCATCGGCGGCAAGCAGGACACCATACAAGACCTCCCCGCCATCCGTTCGGGAGCCCGCGCTGGTGCCACTGCCTACAAAAAGCCCGCGGCAGGCATTCCAGCCACCGACATGGCGAGCGGCGTGCAGACATCACTCGGCAAAGCCGACACGGCATACCAAAAGCCCGCGTCAGGCATTCCCGCATCTGACCTCGCGCAAGCCGTGCAGGATGACCTCACCCTGGCAGCTTCAGCCCTTCAGGATGCGCCCAGCGACGGCAAGCAATATGCACGGCAGAATGGCGAATGGGAGGAAGTCTCCACGGACCTCGACATTGTACCCGTGGACGTTGGCTCGTCATCACTCGCGGCACAAGTCGGCAATTACTACATTTTTGGCGGAGAGGTCGGCACGCTGGCCATCACGCTGCCCACACTGTTGTCGCAGACTAAGGTCAAGGGCTGCGTCTTCAGCATCACGACCGGCGCTTCTCCAGCCGTAAGCATCACGGCAGCCGCCGGCATCAGTTGGTTTGACGGCTGGGAAGGTTTCGCTGCCTCCACTTCGTATGAGATTAACGCAATCTATAACGGACAGCGCTGGGTGCTCAGCCACAGCGTGGTCGCTAATTCGTAAGCCATGAAGAGATACACAAACAACGAGGGCAAGACCTACTACGAAGGCCGCCCTATGATACACCGAGTGTCTGAGACTGAGATATGGAGCGGCGTGCCAACGGCCGGGCAGTTGGCAGCCTGGGGATATGAGGAGGTGGTGGAGCCAGTCGTGACTCCGACCCCATACCTCCCCACATACAACGAACTGGTCGTGCAGAAAATCCGCGAGCGCTACACCGTGGACGACGAGTTGGCCATCCAGCGCCAGCGTGACACGAAGCCCGAAGAGTTCGCCGAGTATAACACATTCTGCGAGGCTTGCAAGACCGCCGCCCGCACAGAAATAGCAGCAAGAGAGGAGGCGTAATATGAACATCATACAAATGCGCAGAGGGATGGGACAAAAACCACTTCCATACGATTCCCGCGTGGAGTACATATACAGCACTGGTGCGCAATGGGTGAATCTTGGTGAGTATTTCTACTCAGACACAGATGTCATCAGTTTGACATTTAACCCAGCCGATACAAGACACAGCGGACATACGCAAGGATGGCTTGGAAGTCGACAGGCGAACGCAAGCGAATCAATTCTTTTCCTCCGTGAATGGCTAACGACTGGGTCTCTCTCGAAGATGTCAGCTGCTGACTGCGTGAAAAATGCAACAGAGACTGTGAGCAAACGATTGAGTATCGACATTAATATCGACATCAACCAAGTTATAATATCGCGCTTGAATAAGCGATTTTTAATGAATGGAAACATCGTTGCAGAGAAATTGAATGTAGATGGTGGCTCTTTTAGAAGCGTGTACCCGATGAGTATATTTAGGGCGTTATCTCCCGCTGGTGGTTCAGTTAATGATTGGGCATGGGCGACCTGTCACTTCTATAATTTCAAGTGGTGGAGAAATGGCAGTATCATATTCGACCTTATTCCAGTACGCATTGGAACGACTGGATATTTATATAACCAAATAGACGGGCGGTTTTTTGGCGATGAAGTTGGCACGACTCCGTTTGTTCTCGGCCCCGACGTTCGGTAAACCCCACGGCATAAATTACCCGTATAGTATGAGCACTGGATATTCAGCTGGCATGAGGGAGTTCCTCGTGACCATAATCAACAGAAAAGAGGCGCAGGCTGGCCGCTTTGGCCTCGATTCGGCTGGCATCACATGGGAAGATGGCCCAACGGTGCACGCTTCAGTCGATTGGGGAAAGGGCATGCGCTCACTCAATGCTGGCGCCGTTGACGCATACGGCGTTGTATTGGTGAGGATGGACTGGAATTGCGAGATGAATATGCGCAGCCGCATTCGCTGGGACGGGCAACTTTACCAAATACTGCCTGAAACCTTCCACGCCAACAGACGAAAGAACACCATCCAGTTCAACGCACAAGCAATCGTAAACGAATGAAGAAAATCGCCATCGTTCACTACAACACCCCGGAACTGACTGAGGCGTGCATCCTATCATTGAGAAAGACGGGGTGCTTTTGGCCCGTCATAGTCTTCGATAATTCCGACAAGCGCCCATTCTGCGTTCAGATGCCAAACGTGCACGTGCTCAACAATACGGGCGGGCTGTTTGTTGACTTCGAGGCAGAACTTGCCAAATATCCCGACCGCAGCAACGATTACGCAAAGGTGAGCAACTACGGCAGCGTGAAACACATGCTGAGCGTACAGAAGTTGTGGGAACTGGAACCGGGCGGCTTCATCCTGCTCGACTCTGACATCCTGCTGAAGAAGAGCATCACGTGGCTATGGGACGAGAATTTCGCCGCATGCGGCAAGGTGCAATACCTGCGGCGGGTGGGAAGGAGAGAGCACGACCGCCTGGCACCCATGTGCCTATACATGAACGTGCCCCTGCTCACGAAGCACGGCGCGCGGTTCTTCGACCCCATGCGCTCGTGGTGGTTGCAACCAGGAAGCGACAACGATGCCAACTGGTGGGACACGGGCGCGTGCCTGCTCGACGATATACGCAAGACGAAGCCGGAACTCGTGGCGAAGTGCTGGCCACGCCTGGAGGAGTATTACGCACACTATGGCAGCGGCTCGTGGCGACGCACGGACGTGGCTGCGCAGTTAAGCTGGCTCAATACCCACCGCAATCTATGGGCACCGAATGAGCAGTACAAGCTGGGCAAAGTTGAAGGCGAAACCAACGGCGCGAAGATATTCGTGTGCACGCACAAGGACTTCATCCCGCACGTGAAGCACCCAGTCTATGAGATAGCGGACGCTCGCGACATCAACGAGGGCAAGTATGCGATGCCTGGCCTCTTCTATTCCGAGTTTATGACATACGACGCCCTCGCGCAGCCTCACATCACGCCGAAAGTGGTCGGCTTTTGCCACTACCGCAAGTATTTCGACTTCATGGACAACGTGCCACAGTTGGACGAGAACACGCGCATCGTCTCCAAGCGCGTGGACCTGAAGAAACCCATGCGCGAACAGTATGCCGACTTCGGCAACGTGGCAGACATCGACCTGTGCACGGCCATCATTGACAAGAAGCACAAAGACTTCGCGCCAGCGTGGCACCAGGCACTCGAGAGCTCCACACTGCACCCCTGCTCTATGTTCATCATGCCGCGCAAGGAGTTCCGCGCGATGGTGCGCCTCGTGTTCTCCATTCTCGACGAATGGGTGAACCGCGCGGGCGACATAGAGCAGCGCATCAAAGACAACCCGGAGGCCTACCATCTGAAGCGCGTGGGCTACGACTACGCACTCCGTATCGGCGGGCAACTCGGGGAGCGCATTGTGAGCGCCTGGATAGACTGGAAGATGCCCGACGCGCAAGAGATCCCGATTCGCGTTTTTCCGCGGTAAACCTCACACACATTTACGCACGATATATAACGAACTAATAAAACGACAAAATGGATGCAAAAAAACGAGAAATCAGGACCGTTGACTGCCGCCTTGCCATTAGAGAGGCTGCGGAAGGTCAGGAGGGCGAGTCTCGCACCATCACAGGCCGCGCTATCGTGTTTAACGCTGAAAGCGAAGTGCTCGACGACTGGGGCGAACGATTCCGCGAAGTAATACTGCCCGAGGCTGTGACGATGGAGTTCCTCAACACGCAGGACGTGAAGATGAACATGCTCCACGAGCGTGAACTTACCATCGCGCGCTGCAACAAGGGCGTGGGCTCGCTGCGCATGGCCGTGGACGAGCAGGGCGTGACCTTCGAGTTCGAGGCACCTCGCTGCGACATCGGCGACCGCTGCCTGGAAATGGTGCGCCGTGGTGACTATTCCGGCTGCTCGTTCGAGTTCTACCCCAAGGACTACGAAGTGGAGCGCACGAAGGGAGCCGACGGTAAGGACGAGGTAATCATCCGCCACAAGAGCTTTGAGTTCCTCAATGCCCTCACCATCGGAATGGACCCCGCCTACCGACAGACGAGCGTCAACGCACGCGAACTGGAGAAGCCAGCGGGAGCACAGGCAGACACTACCACCGAAGACAAAAAGCAGGAGGAACTCAGCCGCGAAGCCATGCGCCAAGCCGCAGAACGTCGCCGCGTTCTTCTCAACGACACAGACAACTCACTTTATTAACCCCTTAATCTTTACGACATGGGAAAAATGACAAAAGTCGAGCTTTACGCTCGCAATCGTGAGATTCAGAGCCAGCTCTCTGAGCTCAACGACAAGGCCTATCGTGAGGCCCGCGCCTTCAGTGAGGAAGAGCAGCGCACATGGGACGCACTCTCTCGCGAGAAGGCACTGAACGAGGGCGAACTTCGCACCATGCTCACCGAGCGCGAGTTGGCCAAGTACGAAAACCACAAGAGCAAAGGCGAGATGCTTCGCGAATTGTTCAAAGAGGTGAAGGAAAGCGGCAAGCAGCGCGAAATCCTGCTCGCTCCCGGAACCAACTCCGACACCACGCAGAACACCATCGGCAACATCACAGCCTCAGGTGCTATCGAGTTGTCCATTCACGAAATCATCCCCACCTTGCACGAAGGTCTTGGTCTTCCTGAGACTCTCCGCATCGTTACGGGTGTGACTGGCAACGAGGTATGGCCCGTGAGCATCAACGACGTGGAGATGGAGGAACTGGGTGAGGTTGCCCAACTGGCAGACCAAAACCTGGACTTCGCCAACATCACCCCCGTGCAGCGTCGCGTAGGTCTGAAGGTGCCCGTCAGCAACATGGCCATCGACAACGCTGCTTTCGACTTGCTCGCATTCGTGCAGGCCAAGTTCACCATCGCCCTGCGCAAGTACCTCGCCAAGAAGGTGTACAGCCAGGCAGAGTGGACAGGCAACAAGGGGCCCTTCAGCGGCTTGACTCCTTCCGGCACCATCACCCTGGGCAGCGGCACTGAGTATGCCGACATCCTCCAGGCTGTCGCTCAGTTCAGCGACAAGGGCTTCTTCGAGGGCGACGTTACCATCGTGCTCGACCGCGTGACCGAGGCACAGCTGAAAGCCACCCCGAAGATTGCAGGCGCTGCCGGCGGCTTCGTCGTGGAGAACGGCCTCTGCGCTGGCTATCCCTACGTAGTCACCCACTACCTGAACACCGAGCTCGACAGCAACGGCAAGTTGGTACCCACCAGCGGCAAGTGCATCGGCATCGGCTACTTCGAGTGGCTGGCACTCCAGCAGCATGGTCAGGTCCGCATGGTGGTTGACCCCGTGACCCTCGCCGACCGTAACGTAACACGAATCGTGCTTTCCTCAGCATATTCGATTACGGATTTGTCGGTGTACATTAACGGGGGGGCACCCAGCGGTGAAACCTATCCCACGCAGGCATTCGCCCTGTACAGTGTGGCACAGCAGGAACCCACGACCGAGTAATCTGGTGTTCATAGTCTAACCGAGGGGCGGCGGCAATACAGCAGTTGAGCGTCTGCCGCCCTTCGGCACCAGTAAAAGAACATTACTAACCAAATCACATCACGCAGCGCAATGAGTCTTGCCACGGACAGCATCTTCATATCGGCCATCAAGTCCAACTCCAACATCATGGAGCGCATCGGCGGCAGGTTGTATTCCACCGCCATACCACTCCCGGACGATGACGCGGACAACGTTCCCGTCCCGTACATTATAGTCACCTTTGACGGACTGACCAACGGAGGAATATCGAAGGACGAAATGTATGAGGCAGACACCGACGAGGTGACCATCAGCGTCGAAGTGACAGCCGAGAACCGCTCGGCGCTTGCCCAGCTTGTGCAGAGCCTTCGCGAGTGCATACGCGACTACATGCTCGACATGCACGAACAA